GTTTTTCTTTATCTACGGTCACATACATATGTACACGACTCACGATTTCACTATTTTTCAATTTTCCATAACTCATAATATGTCGCGGATTATCTGTTGATTGGTCTGCTTCAATAGTAATCTCTACATTTTCATCATCTATCACAACTAATTTATTTTGAAAGTCCCATACATTTCCTAATTTACAATAGCCCACAAACCAATGAACACCTTTCTGTGCCGCATAATGAGCCTCTTCCAAATGCAATTCGTCTACCACATTACTTTCACATATTTGTCCTATACGCAGCCCCATAAAAGCTAATAATAATAAAAAGGACATTGTAAGTATCGCTATATATGTAATAAAGCCCGCGTTATGGGCTCCTACGTTCATAACCTGTCTCCTCTTTACTTGTATACCAATCATAAATAGTACTCTGTCCAATAGAGACCTCATATATGGATAATCCTCCATAACCACTTGTGTATTTTCTATCATTAACAAAACGATTATTAATATACCAACGTAAATACACGGTCCCATTAGTATCTACACTAAAAGGGTATTCTTGGGTATAGCCCACATTTCTTTTATCTGTAGTTCCTACAATTCGACTACCACTGACAGGTTGCAAGCTACCATCCGTTAATTTTCTGTATAATGCATGACGTTGTACAGTTAAGGTTGTGCGCTTTGTATCGTGAATATATAAACTTGTATTACGATCTTCTACAGTAACCTTCACAGGATTCCATATCATATGAGCCACAACCATACGCCGTGTATATCGACCATCCTCCATCATAGCTACACTATCAAGTAATTTAGCATCCCACATAACTGCATAGAATACGATACCTAACAATAAGGTAAGGACTATGATAGAAATCATCATACTAATAAGCGTAGAATACAAAATAAAACCCATATCATTTCTATTTTTATTTCTATCTGTTATGGGATTCTGCTTGTATTCTTTATTCTTCCCAATTACCGTTTCTATATCCTCGCCCTTCAATGTATCCCCTCCAAATCAACTGATAGAGAATAGACAACAGATTGATTGTCGATGGCATCTACTGTTAATCGTTGTAAAGATACACCTTCTATCACTACAGGCTTTATATGTATTTTATAGGTAATTTTTTCACTGGGACTCATTGTAAATTGAGAATTATATACACCAGTTTCTATTGCTCCATTCTTATAATAAGAAGCTTTAGCCACTTCTAAATACGTTATGGTATCTTGCAATATATGATCCCAATAATACGCCCTATATACCGTAAGAGTAGCCATCCAAAAAATAGATAATACAACCGGTAAAATGAACATGATTATAGCGGCTGATATTAAAGCGTCACCATACATAAATCCTTCAGTGCACTTCTTCCCATCTAATTCGCCCCGTTTGTACAGATATCCATATACGATTTTTCTCACCACTTTCACGATCTTTCAAAATAATTTCTGTCCCATCATAGGGTAAGCCCAAGGCTGAAAAAGAAATAATTGTCATAGACCGTTCATTCTCAATATTTTGCGGTAATGATATGTTTACCGTATGATGATTAACATCTTCCTCTAAGGTATAACTGTCCTTATTTAAAATAAAAAGCATTCTCCCTTTACCATTAGATTTATGCCCTAACATAGACCACAGTTGAACTTTCTTGAGCATATACGCCACCTCTTGCGTAGCACCATTTAAAGTATAACGACTAGGTGTTGTCACAATAGGTAAGGCAATAGAAATGAGCAATAAGATTAAACCAATAGTAATAATCCATTCCGCCAATAAAGATCCACTTTGACGATTTATAAGTTGCACCTTAACCATTGATAAAGCACCTCCATATAGGAACCACCATGTAAGGCACACCATCCGCCAAAGCATAGAAAGGGACCAAATGGGATATATCGATTACGATAACCGGCGAGTAAGAGATAGAGAGAACCAACACAAAAAGTTACGTAAAAGAAACATATAATTTCCCATGGAGTGAGCCATATTGCAATAGCAGAAAACCATTTAATATCGCCTATGCCAAAGCCTTTATGGCTAATCAAACGAAGTCCATATGTAATAGCACCTACGCTGATAACACTTAATAAGGTTACTAACATAGATTGATCATTTATATAGCTATATATAATGCCACCTATTACAAGAACTAATGCCCCTTCATCAGGCAATATATAGTAATGCATATCGATGGTAGCACCTGCTATGATGATGAGTGAAAACACAGCATACAAAGCAATGTGAGTATAAGATATTGCTTTTGATGAAACTATAACAGGTAGCAATATAGATGCTATATATACAAAAAGTCCTATCACATAATTGGTCCCTTTCATACCTTGTCCTTTCATATAACTAACGTATATAATTCATAATCTATACAAGTTAATTAAGGCTCATTAGGTGCTTTAACAACAACAGATTTTGAAGTCCCACCACTGACAACTTCATAAGTAATAGTGTATTCTTTTCCTTTTGCAGTCTTAACATGTTCAGTAAGATACCCTTCCTTATATAGATTTTCTACTGTTGGAGGTGTGTCGACATTCTTATCGATCATAAAAGGTTATATCGCTTAATTTTATTTCAAATTTCAAAATACGTTGTAATAATCAAAGTTTTTCGTTGTGGCCATTCTAAACAAATTACAGAAAATATTATATTTCAAAATGAATTTTTGACGATTTTTTGACGGCAAATAAAAAAAAGAGGGGTACCATAGCGGTACCCCTTTTAGTATTAATCTAATTCAACAAGGCGTTTCAATTCACCGTTTACAAACCACATTTCACAACGCACGTTGTTATGATCTGTGAGTGTTGCGGTATATAAACCGTCTTGTTTTGGCGTAATATCTTCCGCAAATTCATGTTTCTTACCTTCAAATTCAAATGTTTTCATGTTGTATACCTTTCTAAATTAATTACAATATACCGTAAACCGTACGGAGCGGAGATAATCGGATCACCTACCATTTCACAAAAGTATAAAGTGCGCTGGCCCCTTTGAAATGTTTTCCGTTAAAATGCGCTAAACTTTGAAAGTCACCAGCTTGATATCCTACTGTTTCGTAGATTTTACCAGTTTCTAATACAGTAACGCCACCCATTATACGATGCGCTTTATTAAGGTTGATTTTATATACATCAACCTTATTTTCATCTGTATTTTCTACAACTGCCGTTCTATCGCTTTTTTCTATAGCTTCCTTTGGAACGTTAGGCGATTTTTCTTTAATAGCATTTTTCGTAATAACTGCCGCATCATGTAGCGTTGGCGCTTGCGTGTAATATGTTACTACAGGTTGTGCCGTTTCCCTATATGCAATAACTTCCTTCGCTACTTTTGGCGTTACATTTAAGGCTTCCCCTAATTTATGTGGGTTTTTTACGATTGCTTGATTTAAAAGTACAGGCTCCTGTAGTTTCTTAGTATGCATCACGTTATAGGCGAATAAACCAGCGACTACCACTAATAGCATAAGTAATGCTACGGTAATAATCGGTGCATATCGCCTTAATAATTGAATGATAGTATCCATAATTACCCCCTATTAAATAGGCCAGTTTAATACCAAATCGGCATCAAATTCTTTGCCTTCAATGTTTTCGGTAAATGTATATTGCCATAGATTAGCACCGTCATAATCACATTGGCTATTAAGTTGTGCGCACCAAATAGCGCAACCGCCTAACTGGCTGACATCTAATACATTTACTAACCAGTCATAACTAGCGTATAAGCCTGTGTTTTTGTATCCAGCTTGCCATAATCTATTGATGAACACGCTGCAAATATTTGTTAGTTGTTGGCCCGTTGGCATGCCACGGTCTGCCTTGTAGTCGTCCGCATCTTCCATATCAAACCACACGCCCATAGGCAACTTATCAATAGTTAAGCCAGCATCATTCAATGTATTAATCACGAATTCTGCTTCATCTGCAGCATGTTCTTCATTCATAGCATAGGAATAATGATATACACCAATCGCTAAACCGGCATTGATTGCGCCGTTTACGTTGTTATAAAATTCACTATCCAAATTGCCGCGCCCATATCCGATGCGGATAATAGCAAAATCAAAGCCGTTAGCTTTGACTGCGCCCCAATCAACTACGCCGTTATTTTCGCTTACATCAATACCCCTCATATTTCACCTCATAATTTAACTTTGTTTTCAATTTTGGTTCTAATCAAATCTAAAAATTTCCCCATAGAAACGTTGCCGCCGTCTCTTAGGTTTTCAAGAATGGATAGGAATTCAGACGAACCTAAATATAGCCATACTAGCGATACGGCGAACTGTTTTTGCCCACTCATCTCGTCAAATAAAATAGCGGCTATTGTAGCCGCTACGTATGTCATAACCTTACCTATGAACCCCTTGCGCATATATTTTGATGCAATTAACTGCTTTTCAAATGCTACCGGTATGGCCCGGTATTTTTCCCACGTGGCGATTTTCTCCGGATCATATCCGAATTCATCAACCAACATTTTATATGCGATGCTCGCCCATTTTGTGAGTAAATCAACAAACACCAATAAAATAAACACGCCCAATATTTGAACGTGTTTTAAACCAATCACCCATATAGCCAACGCAGCAACGCTGCTTAATATTGTTTTTAAGATAAAGCTAGTTGTAAGAGAATTCCAACTATCGATTAAGAAATCTAACACTATTTGCATTATTACTCCTTTATAATCCCTAAGCCATATACCCCTCTTGCTACATTGGCTTTTTGAATATTTAGTTTGTCTAACTTTTCCCTCTTTGTATCGCTAGACATGGTTTCGCTATCAATAATTTTCTTCGATGCTTTATTAATAGCCTTAAATGAATTTTGTGCATTTTTCAGTTTATTGTATAGCTTAGGGTCATAGCCTTCCGGTCTCTGCCCTGTAAGTTTTAGTTCATTATGAAGTTTTTCTTGCTCCTTAAAATCATCATAGACACGTTGCACGCTATCACTACTTTGATATGGTTTAGCAAAGAAACGGCGTATTTCCGGTAACTCTGTTACGCCTTTAGTAGGGCGTTTTTCATTCGCACCACCAATAGCATCCGTTACGTCTAACCCTAATCGAGCAAGGTTGCCACCATAACCCATGATAGTATTATCTACCTTGTATGGCGACACATTCAACGTATCGCCAATTTTACGAGCCACCATAGACGTATTAGATCCGTACTGTAGTTTATCCGGTAGTTTTTCTTGAGATTGAGGAACAATATTTCTTTGTCTGAATTTAGAGTAATTACTCCACCATTCCCAAATAGGAGATAAGGCCGTAGGCAGTACGTCCGGCAATAATGTATCAATCGCTCTGTCTCCCAATCCTTTAAAGCCGACTCCGTTTCTACCTGTTGATTTATCATCAAAATACTGTAACATACGTTCAAACGTAGTGCCGTATAGCAAGCCTAATTCAAACGGCTTAGGTATTTTTACAAATTTATCACCAACAGGAATATGAAAGAATGTATCCTTTTCCCACTGCGGCAACTCTTGATATGCAGTATTCTCCTTATTCAAATACCATAATGCTATGGTGGGAAGCGTGATAAATAATGTTGCTCTTACTGTGGCGCCTACTGGGTCATTGCGCCATACCCGAACTACCTTATCTCCACCTTGTATAGCGGCGTTAGAAAACGCAACAATCTTATTTAGCGTTTTGGTGTGCGTACCGGTACGGCTGAAATCAATCGTAATATCACGGCTTGCAATAGATGCTTCACCTAGTGATTTAGGTTTTAAATTGGTTTTTGTTAAACGACTGTATAACCCTGTATACCCTTTTCTAGCATTGCTAAATTCGCCTAAACGGGTAGCCACTTCCGTTGCTTCCGATATAGCGCGCAACACTTCCATAGGATTTCTTGCAACTTTTGACAATGTGGACTTACGAGAAAATAATTCTCTTAAATGTCCACTCAAATAATCTCTATCAAGGCTTACCATAGCAGCGTGAGCGCCACCACTTTTTACGTAATCCCAATATAACTGGTCTTTCTTTAAGAAATGTGCTAACCCTCTAAATGTATCAACCACAGGCAAAAAACCATGTTTAGAGAATACACCAGCTGAAATGGTATCACGCAAAGCATTTGTGATAGCAAAGCCAGCAGTTACAGTAGAACCAGCACGTAACCAACTAGCCGGATACTGCAATATTTTTGTTATGAAATTGCTTGTATCCTTATTCATCATTTTCATTGCTTGCGCTAATTCCGGAGTTGTTTCATATACAACTTTTTTCCCTTTAACCCAAACGGAAAATGTATTATCTGTGGATTTGGCCGGTCTATCACCTCTTACCTCTTCGACAATGGTTCCTACGCCCGGTTTATTTGCTAACTTGGCAAAGGTAACGCCCACGTGATTTCGCTCGATTGCATTGTAGAATTGGTATGTATTTTTTACGATGCTTTCTAATGGATCAATAATATCACGTGTACTGCCTTTGAACCGCTTAATAGGATTAGCTACATTAACAAACCCTTTAGAACTAGAAAAGAACCCATCCATACTCTCTGCTGAGAAATCACGGAAAAACGGAACATAATTAGGGTATTTATTTCGCAATAAATTGTATGTTTCTGGTTTTAATATTCCGTTATTTACAAGTTCTGCAAGCATATAATCTTGAAAACGGTGAATATCTTTAGCAGCGCTTTTGAATGTAGGATTTTTTTCATACTGCTTAACGGCCGCTAAATCCTCTTTTAGTGTAAATGTAGGCATCTGGCCGTTACGGTGTAGGTCTAAATCATGCAGCGCTACAAGATAGGCGCTAAAGTCTTTATGTTCTTTTTGAGGTATATCCTTAATAATATCCTCAAACGAACGAACGCCCTTTTCTGGTCTCCCACGCTTAATAAATTCTTCTGCTTTGCCTACCCAGCCACGAGACAACCACGCTTGCATAAACGGATTATCTTTAAATGCTATTTTTTCACCTGTGATATGTTCCACTTCCTCAACCATTTCACGTAATGGATTGAGTTCATCAATAGCTTTTGTATAGACATCACTCGCTACACGTTTAATGGTATCTTTAATATTTCCATCTTTAGCATCCGTAATGATACGTTCAGCTTTAGAGGTTCGTTCAAAGGAAATAGAACCTTTGATGCGGTCTGCACTAGACTGTTTATGCCATTCATGAGTTAGTTTAGATAATTTATTAACAATACCATTTAAAGCCTTATCACGTTCTATAGTTTCTTTGAAGTGTTTATAAAACACCGGAAAGTCCTGTTTGGCTTTTGCTCTGTCTGATACATAATCTTTAAAGAATTCTGCGTATCCCTCTTTACGCTTACCAGCTACATCTAAATTATCATAGCTAGTACCAAACCGCTTTTTGACTTGACCTAACAATTCAGCATCAAACTTAGGAATACTGCTAAATCCATTATGGTTATCAATGTAATGACCTAACTCATGCATCATTGTAGGGATATCACCATATACCCCCGTACGGATTACATCGCTATTAGGATTATACCAACCCTTAGCGTTTTTAGTTCCCAATCTCCCTGTTTTTATGCGCTGATTGAATAGGTTATTGATACTATCAATAATTTCACGACGACTAACGGCACGCCCCATACGTTCAACGCCTTCACTTTGTTCCGTATGTGGTGTTTCCTTGCCCTTTACGCTATATTGTAATGGTTCTGTAGGTCTAACGCCTTTACTTTCCAAATAACGATTTGCCATAGCTTCGTTACCGTCAAAGGCTTTTACAACTGCATTGTGTACTTGCTCATGTGTTGCATTGTCTAAAAGCCGGCTTGGTTGTTGTGCGTATTTGCTCACGCCGCCTTCTACCGATTCCGCTTGTAACGTTTTAAGTTCTTGCGTATCGGTGATTAATTCAGCAGCACGATCACGGCGAACCGTTTCCATATATTCATGGTTCAAACTTTCAACCGGTACATCTAGGCTTTCAGATAATCGAACCTTAACCGCATCAAGTTCAGTTTTCGGAATATCTGGTTTTGTTGCCCGGTTCAAGTCTTTTAAAATTTCGGTATTAGAATTAACTTTATTTTCTAATTCTGCAAATCTTGTTTCAGATGCATCATGATTTACAACGTCTTTCAATTCATTTACGATTGTTTCGCGTGCTTTCAATGGCAATTCATCAATAGCATTTTTCAAACTTACGTTTGGCGCATCTTCTTCGTACCTAAACTTACTATTTGCATCGTTTTCAATCGCATTTTCTTGAATTCTAGGCTTTTCACCCTCTACAAATTCAGTATTCATGCGGTTTTCTGGCTTAAATTCGTTTATTTCGCCTGTACGGGCCTTTTCACCTTCGCCTTGATAGGTTATACCCAAATCATCGTTTTTAACCGATTTCTTTTCGGTATTTTCAACAAAACTGTTCAAATCTGTGTGCGGCTCTTCTCCTTTTACCGCATCACGTTCTATGAACTCATCTTTGAATGGTTCTTCATGTGATGTTCGGTTGGGATCTAGGCTACTATCTTTAAATGATGTATCACGTGGCCCATTTTCATATCTCCCATAATTGCCTTTAAATGTATCTTCCGCAATTTCCGCGCGAACATTATCACGTGCAACTGCTGGGTCTGGTCTTTCATAGTATTCACGAATGATTTTTGCCATTTCCGCCGGTGTTGCATCTGGGTGCGCGCGCATCGCTTCAAGTGCAGCGCTTTCGGTGTTATGTAATTCCCATACGCTGAAATCGACCTGTGTTCTCCAGTCCCACGGATCTAACCCACGATTTTCGGCAAATTTCAATAAACCATTTTCGCCGTTAAGTCTATCACCAGTAAATTGAACCAAACCACGGGAGCCGTAGCCGTCGCCGCTTGTAACCGTTGTACTAAAACTACTTTCAGCGCCAATATTACCAGTCATGCCGGCCGCTTCAACATCGCTCAATCCATTCATGCGATAACGGTTATACACGTCAGCTTGGATATTGCCTGTTTCGCCTTCCATTGCTTGTCCATTCAAACCACCTTCGGAATATTCGCGCGGTTCTACTGTGTTTACCTCTTCCGGTACTGGAATATCATCAAAGGCGTTATACATAACACCTTCCTCGAATTTAGGTTCATTTTTTGTAAATCGTTCCCCAATATCCTCAAATGCATTGGTTGCCTTTTCTTTGATATGTTCACCAACACGCCCCACACGTTCACCGATTGCGCCAGATACTCTTTTAGGTGTAACCCCATGTATCATGCCAGCTGGTAAGAATACATCGTCCCATACATTAAAAGGATTATCAACGATATTTTGTGCGAATTCACCCGGACTATCAATAGCACGTCCAATAGGGTTGGCTATTGGATCGACAAGAAAACCTTTTGCCGTAGTTAGTGCTGGACTATCTGCAATAATATTTTCCGTATTGCCTTCCGCATAATTGCTAGAATTCTGCGAATACATATCTTGTGCATCACCAACGATTGTAGGTGCTGCCAATATGCCGGCCGCGGCCCTTACATAAGGGTGTACATACGGAGTAATTGCCAAATAGCCAGCCGGACGTCCAACGATTGCATTATATGCCGCTGCTGATTTTGCATCATAATCAGCGGTTTTATAATTATCGTTCATGCCGTCCTCATCTAGTTCAGTCGCATCAATTTCACCCCTACGGTACGCATCTACCGAATTACTGATAGATGCACGATGCGCATCATTTGCAGCACTTACGGCAGCATTCGCGTTATCCCACCAATTAACAACGGTATTTTTCATATTACGAGCAGTAGTGCTTATTTGATTAGCCGCCCTAGATGCTTTATCTTCTACGCCATTTGCTACCCATTCCGCATTATTCTTAATGCCGTCCCATAATGTAGGCTTAGGTACATTATCCGCATCATAGCCGTATTCGGTTGTTATATCTTCAAAGGCGTTGCCGCTATTAGCATTACTACCATAACGACTTGTAATATCATCAAATGCACCCATTGTTTACCTCTTTGTTTAATAAGACTTTAACCACGATTTATAATTACCATAACCAGCTGCATCAAGTTCCGCTGCAATCTGATCATCACTCCAGCCTTGCGCTGAAAGTTCGTTCATGCGCTTGGAAATCGCCGCTTGTTCCTCAGCTGAATAGGTAGGTTGTCGTTTAACCGTTGGTGTTCCACCGCCAGCCGTTGGCGTACCGTTCAACGCACCTTGTAATTTACCATAATAAGGACTTTCGGTTTCGTCCTTATCTGGGTTAGCTTTCACCCATGCCGTATGTTGCGCTGATAGTGTACGCAATACTTGTGCATTATATCCGCTAGTGCCGGACTGCGTAGCCGTTGGCGGTTTAACATGAATACCTGCATACTTCATGCTGCCGTCTGTGCCAACAATATATGTTTTACCGTCCGGCATTACCTTGATATTTTTCGCACCAAAGTTACCAATATTCTTCATTTGGCCGTCTGGTGTCATTACGAATACTTGGCCATTAGCAAATTGTTTAGCTTCAACTTTGCCATAACCGCCCATATCTTGAATAGTACCGTCGCCCATGTTGTACCGTACAATATGGCCGTTTTGAGCGGATACGAATTTATAATCCGGTTTATCAAGAGCCGCAATAGAATTCAAGTTATTCATATCAATCGTATTAGCACCGATTTTTCCGGCTAGATAGTTATATCTTGCAACGGCTGGCGCTAGTCCTTTAACACGTTTCGTGTTGTAGGTATCAACGACCGGGTTGCCGTCTTTATCTTGTGTAAATACAAGATTGTTTAAGATTTGTTGCCGCATCGGTTCAAGCACTTTTTCTTGATATTCGTTGACTTGTTGCGTATACATATTGTTTATATCGGTTTGATATTGTTCGTTGGCTAAACCTTGCGCCGTCTTGAAATCAAAACCAGCTTTGACAAGGGCGAGTGTATTCGCCCCTAGTCGTTTGCGTGCTTCACTTGTTACGGTTGCTTTATCTGGTATAGAGTATTGGCCCGGCGCTTTATCCTCATTGGCACTACCATTTTCTACCAATTTGGGCGCCCCACGAAAAGGGTTATTTGCCCTTTGTTGCATCATTTCTTGATACGTTTGCGGTACTCCATTATCAATACCGGTATTGTTTAGATTTTCAAAGTTCCATAACCCTGTATTTTGTTGTGGTGGTTGAACTGGTGCGGCTGGTGCATCTGTGTTAGCTTGCATCGGTTGTGCTGGTGCTGCCGGATTTTGACCGCCCCATAATCCTTGATTATTCGCCACTGCTTGCGCACCGAAGGAATTATTACGCATAGCGTTATTAATAAACTGTCCAGCGTTAAATTGTCCTTGCGTTGGCATTTGGCTTGCCATTTGTTGTGCCGGTGTCGCCTGTTCGCCACCGTTTAGCATATCTTGGTATCCATGCGCCATGCGGTTATTCTGAATTTGACCTAAACGATACCCGCCGTATCGGCCAGCCAATTCACCGATGCTTTCCCACGGGTTATAATCTTGTAAATAAATAACGCCCATTGTGTTATTCCTCTACTTTCTCCGATTTCTTACCTTTGGAAGTTTTCTTTGTTGTTTTTTCGTCTGTTACTTCGTCAGTATCTTCCGGGTTTTTATCTGTTGAATCGTTTGTTTCATCTGTTCCTTCACCAGTTCCTTTATCGTTTTTCTTGCCGGTGTTTGCAGATGTTTTCTTTGCATCTGCAATAGCTTTCAATTCTGCTTCATTGATGCCTTCCGCCATAATGCCGTTAGCATAGAATAGATTATCGCCAGTACATTGCAATTCATATACTTGTTCTGTGATACCTGTTGGCTCACATACCGTAACAGGTTGATAGCCATGTACCGTCATGATTGGTTCACCGATTTCAAGTGCTTCAACCAGTTTCAAACCTTCCGGAGTGAGTACTTTTTCACTACCTGTGGTTGTAACTTGACAATCAATCGTTTCAAGGCGATGTGTTTCTTTTTCGCCCATATCATGTAATTCAATTACATCATTTACGGTATCTAAAGAAATAACATTATCACCGTTTACAAAATTTTCAATAACTTTACCGCCTTCTGGTGTTGAAATTTGCGTACCCGCTACGAAACAAAAACCTTTCATAAAACCTCCTAAGAATCCGCCGTTACCTTGCTTAACCATTGTTTGTGCTGGTTGCGCAAGTCCATAGCGTAATGTCATATATCTGTTCAATAAATCTTCTTGATCCGCATTATTTAACTGGTTCATAGAATAATAATCCTTAGCCGGTTGAGTAGATGCACTTTGTGTTGTAGCGCCGGTATTAATAGGGTTTTGCGCTAACCCTTCGCGCTGACCTACTAACCCCGCTGCGGTGCCGGCGTTATTCATTTGGTTCGTATATCCTTGATTTAACAAGTTCGCTTGATTTACGATGCCGTTTTGTTGGTTGTTATAGGTGTTACCCCAAAGGCCCATTTTTGCACCGATGCCACTCAAACTATTGTTAAATGCTTGCGAATTAAGCGCCGCAGCTTGGTTCAAATCATTTGCATATTGTGCCGCAAGTGTATTTGATGCGTTCTTGCTAATATCGTTCAATGCATTATCTGTGATTGAAGAATTAACAATACCGCGACTGGCTAAGCCAGAAACCGCATTACCTACCGTAGCCTGTAAATCATTATTTAACGCTTGTCGTCTGGCTTCGGAATACGCCGCCGGTAATTGGCCGTTTGTGATACTATCCATTGCATTTTGATTTTTCAATAATGCGCCGTTGTATTCATTGGCTAATTGATTTGCACCGTTATTCATAGCATCAACGCTGGCCCCTAACTGATTTGCATAACGTGTGTTATCCGTTAGGTTCTTGGCGCCGGCCGTTGACACTTGATTTTGCAATGCTGCTAGTGCATTTTGGTTGTCTTTGTTAGCCCCCAAATATGCATTGTACATTTGCTGATATTGCGGACTAACTACATTATTTAAGGCTCTATCGCCCATACCTTGCAAGGTATTAGCGCTTTGATTGGTTCTATTAATCCAATCCATTTGGCCTTGTAGTAGTTGCTTTTCTTCGGGGCCGGCCGGTGGTAGGTTAGCACCTATGCTTTGTACCTTCGATTTTTTACCGCCCCCGAATAATTGCAAGTCAAAAGTGAACATGCTTTTCCTTTCTACAAAGTAGCTTCAAGGTGTTTACGCACCGTTTTCAGTACCTTGTAATTAAAACCGTTATAGGTGTAGTCCATGTGCGGAACACGTTCCATATTCCACTTTTTAATGAACCCACGCACACTACGATGTGTAGCCGTTACAATTAAGTTGAGATTATTCAACTTCATCACTTCAACAATATACTTGCCTATTACTTTCATATCACCGTATGTTTGCCAGATAGTAAAATATCGTTCGCCGTCATGCTCGTTGATAGTCCAGAATAAGAAACCCGCATTAGGGAACCATTTAAAGTAGTAGTTATATTTATCTTTGTAATTGTTGTTTTCATCGAAATAAAAACCTTCAAGGCTGATACGTTCGCCCGTGCGCCGTTCATAGTCTTTTATCATATGTTCTAAGCTATCAAGCTGCATTGTTATTCCCCTATTCGTTCGATTATTACTTTATTCCAGTTATTACCGGCTACGACGTAGTTATTAAATAAACCACTTACCGAACATTCTAAACGCTTGTTATAAGTAGAACCCGGAAAACTGATTGATACGGTTTTATTTCCGCTATCATTAACATTGATATTCCAGCTTCTTTTATTGCTACCGTCAAGCGTTATAGTATACTGACCTTTAGGGAAAAACAAAGTTGTACTGTATGAACTTAAATCATTTGCTTTGCGTTCCCAATAATATCGCGTAAATTCTACCGCATCATACTGGATAGAATACGTCCGGCCGTTTACTTCGATTTTTAACGGTGTTGCATCGTTTCCATATCGTGCGTAGTAATCAACGCCGTTATATGTTACTGGTACCGCCTTACCATTTGTTACGGATTTATCTGTGTTAAGTCCGAAACGGTATGTTTGACCGTTTTTTTCTAATACGATATTAGGCATATTATTCAATCCTCAATTTAGCGCCATTTGGGAATGTTAGCGAATTATCCCTTTCAAACGTTGCCAAACGTTGCCATTCCTTCATGCCTTTTGTGTTTGTGTCAAAGCGGATAAAGGCGGCATTACTATTGGCAAAATATAATTGAGTACCTAAGACGCGATCTTCGCTTGTATACCATGGGAACATGGCGCCAATACCCCAATAAGCAGTACCCCATATGTTGTAGTTATTTAATTCGCCAAACGTAAATCCACTATAACCAGCCTTGTTGTTAGCAAGATAATCTAAATCAATCGAATTACTAGATAAACCCGGAACCTTTAACGTACCTGTCATAGTATCGCCGGACTTTTTAACGCACGTCGCAACGTTTGTCGCATTATCGGCAGTTGTGGCCCGTGTGGCTACATCTGCGCGTGCTGCATGTGCCGCTTCTGCTACTGTATCGGTTCTGCGATAATATACACTACTTAATCCGTTTACCGTATCTGTAATGGTTTTAAGTGTACGGCTAGGGTTGTTTGTAAAGTTAGCATCGCCGGCAATCTTTTTAATAGCTTCCGCCATTTGATTAAGAATATCGGTTAGTAAATAGTCTTTACCGTCAACCGTACGCGTGCCGATTACGGAATCCGTTGCGGTGTTTAAGTACGGATCATAATACTTAATTGACTTAACACGCGTTGCATCTGTTACCGCTATGGCTACCACTACACGTAGAATGTTTTTCCAGTATGTGCCGGTGTATACATTCATTTTTTCGCTTGTGGTGTTGTAGTACATTTTATCTGTTGCCGCTTCCGGTGCGTTTGGTTGTCGCAATGGTTCAAGTGTTGTACTGCCATAGCTTAGGCCCCCAGATGCGGAGCGTTCGACATACAGATACGATGTACTATTGGCAGGTAGGCTCCATGCACTTTGCTTACGTGTTACCGTCTGCACATAATCAACCGCGCCATAATCGTTGAACCCGTCAGCGAATGACAAGAGAACCGGTGTTTGACTACCGTCAATCATTACGCTTAAATTATCACCGGTTAAGAAAGCAAATTCACCATTGCTAACCTTGCCACTTAACACGCGATTACGTAGGCCGCCATCGCCGCCACCAGTACCGCCACCGGCTTTTAAATCCATTTCTTTCGCAATATTTAATAATTCATTCCGGTTTTTTTCTATACTTTCCGGTACTGTATCGCCCTGTGGTGTTATATCCAAAGGGTATTTTTCTTTATATGCCATTATTAAACCTCTTCATACGTATAATCTAACTGGCGTAATGAAATAGCGCCCTTTTGAACATTGATTTTGAATTGTACATTACGGTTAGCACCGCCACCAATTTTATACGCCTTCGTGTATTCATTGACGTTCATTAACGCTTTATAGTCGTAGGTCTTGAAATTAGCATAGTAGGTTTTAACCGCTTTACTTGCGAATTCAATAGGCTTAGGTTTCTTGTTTGAAATGCCAATAGTACCATAGCCAGATATTAGGTTATGCGTTACAAAATTATAATTCATGATTAATATGAATTGTCTTGTTGCAAGCCTATTACCGCTTACTATTGATGTTTGAATTTGTACATTATCATCGGTATCTATGGTTTCATCTAGGATGCCAATTTTATTACCATAGGCTACATATACATCTTTATCAACATTCACCGCATCATTGATGTTATATGTGAATTTACGCGATGTGAACACTCCGCGCCCGTCCTCATATCTCGGTAAATAATGATAGATAAATACTGTATCACCGTTATATGGTCGTATCCAAAGTTGCTTACGACTAGGTATATGCCACACTTCGCAATCTTTCGTAATGTATTTCAATAGATAGGAATTGATGTTCAACCCAGTTTCAAACGGTTGTATTTCTGCATAGGTATTAGTAGGCATAAAAGACATAAACCCTTGATTGCCTAAATAATAGCTACGATCATCAATGCTTATCGTTGCACCGCTACAGTAGCCAGTAGAGGATAGCGGGTATACTGTTAAATTTCGTGCATCTGGCGTGCCAATAACTTGATATACGCGCCCGTATTCCTTATATACGATAATTGCACGTGATAAGAAATCAACGGCAATAATGCTGCCTTGGTCTTTATACCCAACATCTACATATTGCGCACTAGATGCATCATTTGAGTTGTGAGTCCATGCGTTATAGTCGCCTACGGCTGACCAGTTTAACCGGTGCGAATGGGTAGATGCAACAAGTACACGCCCAGAATGACTTGAAACAATATCACAAACCGGACTTTCTAGCGTTGCCAACTTGCCAGCACCAGAAATAACTTGCAACTTATCGCCGCTTGCTATGAGAATATCACCGCCAAACGCATGATACTTAGGCTTTCCCGCCCCATTTAACGCGCCCAGTAATTTATTAGTACTGAAATCAGTTTCGTATAGATTACGTCCGCTAGAAAAGTACCATTTATTACGGTAAACATCATAATACAAGGTTTCGACTGGCAACCCAAAATCATACAATACACGAACGCCCGGAACGGTACGGAGTGCATTATCCGTTCTATCAAATTCGCATTGCCTAGCCTGTGTTAAGGCTTGCACGTCGATATTTTCCGGCGGGTTACTCCAATCAAGGCCCAATCTAAAACCATTTGTCATGGCTACTTGTTTTACGCCCATTATGTTATACCCCGCGCCGCCTTAATTTGTTCTGTGATGTAGTCGATGAAGGTCTTATCATAGGCAGCATAATCGGTCATGAGTGATTTCTTTTTAACCATAAAAGATACCAACTGCACTAGATAGCTATAAAAGAATTCAGAAAACGGAATAGTATCGTCCAATTCATCAACGTGATTTTTACGTACGCTATAAAATACTTGATTGACCGTTTCACCGTCATACGTTTCAAATGTTCCATTGATGATGCGGATAGGATACCCTGTTTTAGGTACGAACCCCATGAAATCAGAAGGAACCGCCCTTTTATCCGGTATATCCATATTTTTTACTACTTCACGATCTTTAATACTAACTAGAATAGTAGTTAGCCAGTCGATAGCGGCGTTAATGTACTGGATATATTCTAGTTGTTCGTCAAGAATTTCGTTTGACTCTACATTAACAAGAGTAATCAATTCGCTTACGACCATAATTCCAATACCCTTCCGCAATTACGCAATCATTACCACCTAAACCATTATTAATTGATTGCAACGCATTAACCATATTTGCTGAAATTCCAGAAATATCAAGGTTCATTACACGATATACGATATAATCAACTAACAATGTCTCTAGTTCCGCCGGCAAGTCGCTTTCATCTTCAAGCATTTTATAGCCAGCCGTCTTTATATAATCAACGGTGATTTTTTGCTCATGATCCGCATCAAATACCACCGTCTGCAAATTCAATACTTGATATCCTTGTACTTCCGCATCATCTGCCTTGACACTTAATATGCTAATGCATTGAAACGGTAATACAAGTCGCCCGCGCCCCTTACCTTCAAAAGTACCCCTTGCAAGGCTTGGGCAATATTGACCTATCAGGGCATTTAATAAGTGATTACCTTCGTTGTAATACTCCAATAAATAATACGGAGTGTATTGTTCTTGCGAGGTATCGCCTATTTGCATGAACGCCCTATTGATTATGTATTTTACGTTCATATTCACCCCATATAAGAATAAAGGCGGGTGTTACCCCGCCTAGACCTTTGAAATTATGCTTCTACTACGCCACCAGTCATAACATTGATTACGCCGTAATCTTTGTCGTTGAATTTGGACTTTTCGATTGCGCCATAGAAAGCAATGCCATTCCCTTCTACGTTGCCGTAGTCGTCCACTTGTTTGATGTGTTTCGCTGGGCGAGATACCGCAAAGCATGCCGCTTGTTTACCAAGCAATAAGTTATGGCATACATTCGCACTAGATGCGCCTGTTTTGTCATTCAATACGCGTTCGTATTCGTACAAAATAACACCGTCATATTCGCCCAATGCGCCAGTGAAGATAGGGTTTTTAGAACCGCGAATATTAGCGTTTTGTTGTGCTGCTAACCACTTCGCATCATCTTTCAAATCACGAGCAGCCCACGTAGATACTAACATGATGTATTTGTCCATGCCGTCAACCTTGATTGGGGCAACTTTAGGCCCATGCATTTTCGCTTTACGTTTCGCACGAGAAATGAGCGTAGTAGTCAACTTATCATTTGCCGTAATAGATGCTTGTGTACCAGCAGCGGAAGCATATAATGTTTCACCAGCGGTAGGAGATGCGGAAAGCTTAGCGATTAACTTGTTATCTTGCCAATCAGCTAACCATTGTTTTAACGCACCTTTGATTTCTTTTAACATGTCATATTGCGTTTTTTGGTCGTCCGCTTCAAAGCGAGATACCGCATTACGTACTAATTGCGTTTGCACGGTGAAGTCGTAGATGTTCAATGTTTCTTCGTTACCAGTCAATGTCGCACGGTTACCTTCAACACCAGCACCGCTTAAATTCATCATCAATCCGAATGTTACTGCATCGCCTTTTACGCCTTCTAAGTCTTTGTTTTTGTGTACAACGTTAGATCCGTCAAGTGCGGTGAACTTATCGAAGAAAGACTCTTTTAAGCCTTCATGCCACACTTTTTTAGTCCAAATCTTAGGGACTAACGCCGCTGGAATAGTAACTTGATTTTTTTGATCTGCCATATTTTACCTCTTATAATTCGTCTAAATAATCGCGTATTTCTTTAGGCAATGCATCTAAATTGCCTGTGTCATACGCTTTCAAAATATCTTCTTCCGTAACCTTATTAGGTGTTGGAACGCCACCGTTTAACGCGCCAGCCTTTGGCAATGTCGCCGCTACTTCTAGTGGGTTGTTTGGTACTTCGGTACTTGTTGCCAATTCATTTTGCACTTCTTTAACAAACTTCCTAATTGTTTCAAAATCGGCTTCCGTGCCTTCACCAATATCAACGCGATAAAAAGCATCGTTAATAGGTTGCGCATCGCGCATCGTCATTCCGTTTAACTTATCCAAACCACGCTGATATAATTCACCAAAATTTGGTAACGATTTAATTTCATTTACGAAATTTAAGTTTGTTTGTCGTTGTTGATGTACTGCGATTTGCTGATTAGTGATTGCGTATTCTGCGTTAGCTTCAAAGCGAATGAATTCGTTGTACTTTTCAGCATCTTCATACATCAAACCTTCTAAATCTTCCGCCGTCATATTGAAACGTTTCAGCGCTTCACGACGTACAAAATCACGAATATTTGATACTTCTTCTTGCGGTAATTCAATAGGCTTTTGTTGTGCTTCAAATTGTCTAGCACGTTCTTCCGCCGCTTTACGTCTTGCGCGTTCCTGTGCAAGTGCCGCTTTTAAGTTCTGATCGTTCGCATGATTTTCTTCTTCCGTTTCACCTTCGTTAGTTTCTGGCGCTTCCGGTTCTACTTCCGCATCATTCGCATCACTTTCCGGTGTTTCAGTAGAGGGAACATCGTTCACACCTTCCTGTGTATTCGTTTCTTCGGTTGTTTCTTCCAGTTCTACGCCCGCGTTTTCTAAATCTTCCGGAGTGAAACCAGCTTCTTCGATGTTTACTAAGTCTTTTTCCATATCAAATACCCCTTTTGCCTTTTTACGTCATTGCCGGACGAATATAAGAATATGGCAGTTTAACGCCATTGCCGGGCGAATATATACGTGCAAGTAGTTTAACGCCATTGCTTAGGGCGAAATATAAAAAACGCCCCATATAGGAGCGTTTTATTATTGTGTTGATAGTTTATATTACATACCGCCTAAATCGTTCATAGGTGGCAAAATTGGCGGTGCATTTTGAATGTTTTGTTGTTTACCTTTCAAGGCTAACCGTTCCGCCATAATTTGTTGTGGCGAAATCTGTATGCCTAGCGTTTGTAAATACATGCTCAATGCTTCCGCTGGCATATCATCTAAGCTACCGCTAACACGCAATTCTGGCATAGCTGGCTTTTCTGCTGCTTGCTGAATACGCTTCTTGACAGCTTCTTTTTCTGGGAAATCCATAAAATCGAGGATAATATCCATAGGAATATCAACGCCGGATTTCTTAGCTTCCAATAATTGATATAGGTTAGCACGTCTTGCCGTTGCGCTTGCTTGGCTTGTAGTGATTACGATATCAAAATCAAAGGCGGATAGATCATATAGTACTTGTTTGATTGGGTTACCTTCCGCATCACGTTGCGGTTGCCCTAATGCATCGGTTAATACCTGTTCTTGCATTGGTTGATTAAGGCCCGGTGCAATCTGTACAAATTCCTTTTGTCCATCATCGCCCATAATGCGCATTGCTTTATCTTGATTGTAGAATTGAGGAATTAACCCCGGAGCGTTCTTTTCGCCCCATAATAACTTAACAATTTGGCGCTCTGCTTCTTTCGCCTGTTCAAATATGCCAGCCGTTTGAACAGTTGTTACAGATTGACGGAGATCGATTGCTTTACCACTCATATTGCCTACGCTACCGCTTAGACTTTCCGGAGTGATACCGCTGATAGAATAGAAATCATTACTTGCTTGTTGTTCAAGGCTTAAATTGATATTGCTATCCATTGCCGGCGTTCCGTCTTGGAATGTTACGCCCGGAGGAAGCATAATATTTGCGCCCGGTTTCGTACTGTTCTTTTCAATATCACGTTTAAGACGTTCATCTATTTGACCAGTCCAGAACTTAACGCCTAAAGATTGTTGATTAACAACGTGCATGCGTTGGCTACGGTTTTTATTCAATTCCCTTTGTGCATCTTTAATATCACGCACTACGCCAGCCGGTTCTAGTTCATCATCTGCTAGTTCACCGGTATAGTAACAATATTCACGCACTAACGGGAATTTGCCGTGTTTATAAGGACTTTCGCCCTCTTCTAAGAGAACATCATCGGCAAAGGTCGCATATCTGATTTTAGTATCTGGTATGCTAGTAGGCTTTTTGCCAATAGCCATTAATACGGCAAACAAGGGGTTTTCTTCATCAACCAAACCCTCTTTTGTCATAAATACATGTTTCTTGCCATATTCCTTATACCAGTATTGCACTACACGGATTTTGTTGTAGCTATTGTTATACCAAAGATCCTCACCGTCTACCGTTTCAATAACGCCGGCTTCCTGTTCGGTATCATCATATTTATGTCTAAGTGTATCGATTTCATTGGCTTTATCCGGATACACTTGCTTTAATTTCGCCGTACCTTCCCAGCTATAACGGCCAACATATTGAGCATCGCTTAAATCATCTTTTTTACATTCGGGATCTACAAACGCATCGAACGGAGAAACACGTTCGATTTGAATAGTACCGTCTAGCTTCGTATAGTCGAATTCATAGCTAACCCAGTAATTAGCCAAACCACAAATAATCTTATCTCTAAAACATTTGCCCTTATTCCTTTGATAATTCGCACGGTCTAAACAGTATTTTGTGATACCTTTAGCCACTCGACTGATGCGGTCATCTTCTTCGCTACGTGGCAAGAAGTCCGGTTCTGTTTCATTCTGCGATGCATAACCACACAATAGATTAATAACTGGTCTAATTCTATTGATTGTAATCGCTGGCCGTCCAGCTTCACGCATTTTAGCTAAATCCGCATCTTCCCACTGCTTGCCCTGCATAAATGCAAAATCTTCGGCAGCACTTTTGCGCCATTCTGACGTGGCGGCTAGTGCTTTTTTAACATTGTTTTTCGCTTCGTATATATCGAATGTTTGTTGTTCTATATTCATTACTCCACCATTTCAGAGCCATATATCATATCGTACATTTGTTCTATTTGCCATTGTGGCATAGCTTGCGCAAATTCCGCTAACTGTGCATCGGTGTATTTTGCCGGAATAATAACGCCTTTTTCTTCACGTTCGCCGTATTCTGACTTCAACACTCTAAAAGCGTAATCACGCAACGCCCTTTCACTCATACGCCCCATGCAGTTATTTCCCCTTCTATATCATCATCATATCTATAACCGTCATTAAATGGTTTCTCCGCTTTCTTAGGTGTGATAGGTCTACTCATACAAAAATATCTAAACTCATCATATGCATGATCCTCTTGCGTTGTATCCACATCTTCCGGCTTGCTTTCGTCATATACTAATTCCGGTAGTGTTCTTAAAATATGTTTACATGTAGAGAAGAATTTGATTTTCTTCTCCCTTAGATAGGTATGAACCATCATCTTACCCGGAATGCGTTCAGAATTAGACCTAGTGAAGTTAATTCCGTGACGTGCAAATATTTCAGCGATAGACTCACCTTGAATACTCCACTTCATACGGTCGTCTTTCTGCCATATCGCTCTATCAGCTATATCATATGCATAGGTTTCACCCTCGCTTAATCTAGCCATTTCAGCAGCGACTTCATCGGGTGTTAGCTTCAAGCCTACATCCGGCTCACCTGTGCAGCCGTAATATTCACGGTAACAATGAGCAACACCTTCATAATCAATAGCGTACCAATGTATGCTAAACGGCTTACTAAAACCCCAGTCCATAGAACGAACCCGTATCCAACCTTTAGGAATTTCAAAAGGTTCTTCTACGTGTATATTTCTGTTAAATTCCGTAAATACTTGCCCTATGAACACATCCCAATCACCATATAAGAACGCTTTCTTTTCTTGCTCCGGTAATGCTTCTAAACGTTTGACATAACTCGGATCGTTCGCCATAAGAACATAGTTATCGTAAACTTGCGCCGGTATAAACACCTTTTCAAGTCCAATAGTTTCATCAATAACAGGATTTTCTCCATAATTAGTAGCTTCTACATATTTACGCTTTACCCAACCATGCCCACGACCTCCGGGGTTACAACTCCCACGGAAACGAACAGGAAAGCCTTTTGCACTACGCAAGCAAGCCGTTAATAACTCAGCCGTTCGTTCTGTATGTTTGGTTAATTCATCAATGCCTAAGTAGTCAAATTCTTGGCCTTGATAGCCTTCGGCATCTTTATCGTTTTTCACATACCTAAACAATACCTGACTACCATTTTTTAAGGTGGCTATGTGTTTTTGGTCTGAATACTTGTATAATTCAGCCGGCACACTTCTAATCCACTCTCTAATCACATTGGCTTCTAAATTCGGGTATGTTTCACGAAATATATAACAATGACTACCCGGATACGTTAAGGCGTAAATAAACACGTCCATAATCAATGATTTTGTTTTACCGCCACCACGAGCGCCACCATATACCGCATAAGGTGCTTTTGTGTTGTGGAATATATTTTGTTTTTCATTAGGTTTATAGTCGATTGTTATTTCCATATTTGATAGATTTATACAAAAAATGAGATATATCGCCGTGGATATACCCCATTTTATGATAGATTTATGCAATTACCTATTATTCTTTATTCATATTACTAAACACAACCTTAATCGGCTCACCGTCCGCGCCGCTGATTTCTTGCTTATCAGTAAATAGCTTATAACGCTTACCAAGTAACTCGGCCGCTTTTAGCCTATCATTCAACGCCGGATCCAAACCGAACTGGTCGGGAATATCACCACGCATCGTACTAGATAAGAACTGCATCACCTCGTTAGTGTCGGCAATGCTATTTTCTTGCATTTCTGCTAGTCGTTCGTCAATATATTGTTTAACGTCAACTTTTTTCAACAGTCGATTACCAGCCGAATACGCCGTTCGTGCGCTATAACCAGCCTTTATCGCTGATTGTGTGGCGTTCGTAGTCTTTAGCCATTCTTCGGCAAACTTTAACTCTTTAGGCTTTAATTTAATATCACTCACTACGTTCACCACCTTTCAACACATTAACTAAATATATTAACAACTCATGTTGCTTTAATGTATCGTATTCAGCAACCTTTTTAAATAATTGCCCTTCTTTAAACGGGTTTCGTTTATACTTTTCCGGAAACGCTTCTGCATATTCCGCTTCGCTATACATTCGACTGATTATATACACCTTAAAGGGCTTATCCCACTTGCTCCATGATTGGCGAGTATCAATAACATACCTTAACCCCTTTTTAACTTGCAATGCCGTAATCACCTTTTTAATTTTAGGCATGTAGTTCATTGATATTCACCCCCTTATTTTAGAATGTTATTGTCTTTTGCTTTCATACGCCTATGTGATCGTTGACATATTCCGGCAACTTGTTTGGCTGCGTGTTGGCTAGTGCAATATGTTTGGCATCGTCCGTTATATTCTATTGTTTCAGCCGTGCATATGCCGTGCTTATCATTGTTTAAGCAATGCTTTCTATCGCAGTGAATTTGCGTCACATTTCTTTCCTTTCCAATAATCACATTACACATTTCGTGTAATTTTAAAAACACGGTTGACGTGTCGCAATCACCGTGTTATACTCTAATCAAGGTAAGGGGAACAAACCCCAATAGTTAATCACAAGGAGAAATTAAAAATGTACACACTAAAAGACTTGAACTCAAATCAAATTTGGAACTTCGATAACCAATCACAAGCATCTGAATTTATTTCAACTATGTCATTCGGTTTTGAATGGCAATTACTAGACAATAACAATCAAGTTATTGCAACTCACTTTTACGAATAAGGAGATTAAATAATGCCCACTTCAAATAACAAAATAAAAGAGGCCCGTTTAAAAGCGGGTCTCACTCAAAAGGCTGCTGCTGAATATTTAGAAATGCCACTCCGCACCTTCCAAGATTGGGAATACGGTTCTAACGCCCCTAAATATGTAATCAATATGGCAGTTAAAATGTTAAATGCAATTCAAAAGAATAAATAGGAGAATAAAACAATGCAAATGACTATCCAAGAAATTAAAAACGCGATCAAATACAACGAACTTAATAACATTGAAACACTTCAAGCTACCTATACAGGTATCAAACACAATAATAACGGTATAATTCAAATACTAGGTTATGACGATTTAAGCAACATTATTATGATGCTTCGTTATATCGCTGAAAAGTGCGAACTACTCCGCCAACACACCAACTCTATATATGATGCATTCGCCGCTTTTAATCTACGCGAAACAATATTCGATACTATAGATGAATACCAACAAGAAATGAATAATCAAATACGCCATATGTTAGCCGCTAGATAATAGCGGCTTTTTAATTACTCAAAACCGAACACGCCACAACTTAATGTGATCTGACATCAAAACAATTTGTGTTAATTTGGTCTAAAACCTTTACATAATAAATGCAGCATGTTCAGTTTTCAATAATTAAATGTTATTTTTATACAAGAAATGGGATATATCGCCGTGGATATACCCCATATTCTTATAATTTTATTCAATTTGTTTGTATGTTCTATACAAACGCTGACAATCTATGAATCGTACAAGTAGTTATGTTATTAGGAAAGTACATATTTTAACAAGGATCGTATCTCAAATGGCATGTGTTCATTGAAGGAATTTAACGCCAGCGCCTGTATACAACACGCAAAGGGAACGGCCCAATGTTCCCCATGTGTTGTATGTTTATCGGGAGAATTAGTCAATGTCTTTAAAAGCTACATATGACACTATAATTATACTATATTATGCTTTTCCGTATGTTTCTGATATAGTCCGATGTATTCCGACTTTTACCGTTTTAGCGGTATGCATGCTTGGGTAATATGTATGATGCAAATAATACCCTACCTTGATAAGTCCAGCCGTCTTTAGTTCGCTAGCTTGCGACTTTTCTAAATCTGTAAAGTATCTGGCGTGTTTAGCGCTTTTGCCGTCAACATATTCACGCATTAATAGTATATTTTCTTTTCCTTTGGTGCATGTGTTGATAATATCTGCTGCGGTTTCTCGCTCATCAATCAACGCCCCTATTTCCTTTTGTACTGCATCACGCTTACTTTCAAGGCGTATAATTTGTTGCTCCAGTCCGCCCGGTGTTCCGCCACCTGTTAGGCGTTCTTTTGAATAATCAATCGCACCTATAGTGGTGATGTCTGATTGCAAATGCTTTAGATCTTCTTTCAATGAGTTAATCTTCATTGTGATTAATTTGATAGGCTCTAAATATTCTTTTGCTAATTCCCTGTATTCTTTATCCGTCATATATGCCCATTTCTCCTACAACGTTACTTTTTCAATTTCCGCTCTAATTTCAAGAATATTTAGATATTCTCCCATTACTGCCTTTTGTCTACGTAATAGTTCGATAGGACAAGTTGGTTCAAAGTTTAAAGTCCCGGCATCATGTCTAACCAACATTTTATGAAGTTTATTGTATCGTTCTTTCAATTCACTATATTCGCTTTTAAATCGCGTTTGCCATTCCGGTTCACCAACTTCGCACAAAACATTTGGATCGTCATATGTCATTTCAAATATATCAGGCTTGCAAGGATAAATTTCGCCTTTAACACCTTTGATAATGTAGTCACCTAACGATGCTTTATGTTGCCCCTCTAATGTTTCAATAATAATATCATCATCAAGGCTGCCATAAAACCTTTCACCGCAAAAATTTATACATTCCACATAATTTTCTTTTGTATATTGTATCGCTTCAATCACAACTGGTTTCTTTATATATTCTTTAGTCATATTTATCACCTTTTATGATAGGGCGGATATTTCACCGCCCGCCTTTCTTTATTTAAAATAACTATTTACCAGTACTACCAATACCACCAGAACCGCGCGCCGTTTCGGATAATTCATCAACTTCTAACAAATTCAATGCACCAACTGGTACAAGGATACCTTGCAATAATCTATCACCTTTTTGTATTGTGTACGCAACATCACTTGTGTTTTTGAAAATACCTTTAATTTCCCCGCGGTAATCTGCATCAATAACACCAAGCGAATTTGGAATGACTAGCGGAGTTTTACTCATGCTCGATCTTGGGACGAGCATCAACATATACCCCTTTGGAATTTCCACCATTAAACCTAGCGTTACATATTGCGTTTGATGAGGTTCTACAACAACACTTTCCGGTTGGTAGAAATCCATACCGGCAGCATCTGCGCTGCCAATTTTAGGTAACAATGCGCCATTCATAAACCGCTTAACCTTGATTGTGGTCTCTTCTTCACGACCAAATACAAACTTCTTTAACTTACAGATTAAACCCATTTAATATCCCCCTATTTCAAAAGTTGTTCTAATACGGCGTTTCGCCTATCCATGATGCGAACTTCTGCCCGCGGGTTTTCTTTGTCTATACCAGCTATGCAGCTTTCGCCGTATGAACATATCCATTTATCATCGTCGATAACTCCGGCTTTTGTTAATATATCGCTAGTTGCTTGTAGTAAGCCTATTAGATCCGGCCAACTTCTTTTATTAGGAAGATAATACTTACATTCAACAACCACAATGCCAGATATATGCAATTTCTTGCCGGCTAATTGCCATAAGCAAGCATCTTCATAATTTCTATATGCTTCTGATTGAATGTAACCTAATTTGTTACCGCGTTTCACTATTTGCCCGTGGTTCTTTTTTGTTATCGGGCGACCTTTGAATGCTATGTCAATTACACTCATTCAATGCCCTTTCTGCCAATAATACATCGTTCTCCGGATACACCCAGTAATAATCGCCCAAACTGCTCCATGACGTTTTACCACCCCTAAAACAATATATGCGGCCATTTTCGTATTTTGCAAAATAAAGTTTAGCTTTTGTAAATGCAGTTTCTACGATAACCGGCGTATCAACTGGTACTTTTCCCCATTCCACAATACCTAATAGGCTTGCAATGGAATATTCCTTTTTGCCAGTTACTAACCCCAGCACCTTACACGGAATACGTGGAGTATGCTCGCGCACTTTGAAATGTCCACTGTTTTCAATAAAAATTGGGTTTACGAAGTACGCATATACGCCAAATACTTTTATATCGCGATACCCCTCATTGTACATTTCTTGCAATAGCCATTTTGCCCCTTGTTCATTCGTCATAATTCAATTCTCCTTTTGTTAATAAGTGCTTAATCTGTTCCCTAACATGATACAAATAGGCTTCCATTGTTCCGTTAAAATTTTGCATGTTCATTTTTGAAATTACTTGCCGTAACCGCCCCGGCTTTCTGCCATTTTTGACATTGTATTCAAGCATAATACAATAAGAGTTCGCTGTTACTTTTGGTTTTAAAATTCTATCCCCAATAACCACGGTTAAAGCACTTGCAAATTGTTCGCATGTATATGTTTGATCATTTGCCTTCACAAGTTTCTTCATTTTCCACACCCTTTATTTTGATATTCAAACGCTATTTCCGTTTTCGGTGCATTAATCATAACGAAAACGCTATGATGTGCTGGCGATTTATTGGTTTACCCACAACAATTTTGCAAAATATACGAAGCGCTCATAATGCGAGAATAATTTTTTACAATAACTGGCATTTCTTCAATAAATTTAGAAAATTGTTCGCTGTTTAAGCTTTGCATGAATTTTGTTTGTTTTTCTTCAAATTCATTTCTTGCCTTACGCGCCTCATTTATTGTTTTATATGAACCATAACACCCTACGTTATCACTACCATTGCATTCTATTAATACTACCGTATACATTTATTGACACCCATTTATACCTTTCCATTCATCTAACGTAAATATCACTTTTTCATCTTTTACCATGCTAACCGCTCTATTTCTCTATATCTGCTCAATTCTATTCAATAAACCAAGCGCCTCGTCACTTTTAGCGCCTTTTATTAATGCTTGTTTCATTATTCACCTTTTACTATGCCCCATATGTTTGTCTCACCGCTCATCGAGTGTGCATCGTATTCAAGCAGCCACTTCAAACAATGCCGCCCGTGCTTAAATTTATCCGGCTTATTTCTAGGCCCCGGACTTGCATAAGTTACCGCTTCAACCCATTCACAATGCGCTTCGTATATGTACCACGGATACATAAGACAATAGGCTTTTATGTATTGTTGTTTACGCTTTCTTTGCACTAATTTCATCTTCTATGACTTCCTCACATTCAATTAAGCACGTAATAGGCGATACCGAAACATTTGCATTTGTAACAACATCGATAAATTTAATTGTTTGTACATTTCCCAAATCTACATTTCGTAACATTGAGTCATACGCTTTCATTTCTTCATTACGAAAGTTGTAACGATTAAATGAATTCGTAAAATATCTTCTAGTTGCCCCATTTATAAACACTGTTATTTGTAACATATTTACTCCTCACCCTTAAAAAACACCAACCAAACCGTCTTACCGCGCCGTTGCCCTAAAATTGGCTCAACCGGCAATAATGGTCGCACTTTTGGTAATGTTATTTGTTCTTCATTCCACTTGAAAATCAACGTTCCATTTTGTTTGAGCACCCGCCAACATTCTGCAAGGCCTTGTTTTATATCCTCTTTCCAGTCCGGCCCCAACCGTCCGTATTTTAAGGCTAAAAATGATTTATCACCAGCACTTACCAAATGCGGCGGATCAAACACAACTAAATAAAACGTTTCATCTTCAAAAGGCATTTTCCGGAAATCTGCAACAATATCCGGTTTTACAATTAACCTTCTACCGTCGCAAAGTGTTGTGTCTTCCGTTCGGTTATCCATGTAAACCGTTTCTTTATGTTCTCTATCAAACCAGAACATTTTAGAACCACAACAAGCATCTAGCACCTTCATAGTGCGCCTTTCTTAATCATTTCCATTAACGCACCGTTTATCAGCGCCAAACAAAACGTTGATACAAATAACCCTAGCACCGTGTTACCTGTAATCCCAAACAAGCCTAATATCCATAGCACCATTGAAACAAGAAACGCTAAACCTAACACTTTTACCAATAATGCAAGTGCTATATACACCAATAACGCAACATTTTTCATTTTTTTATCTCCTTATTTTCAAAAGGATTTATAGTTTCAAACACCACAAAAGAAGTATTATTGTACCCGTGGCGTTTTTCCCACCCGCGGAATACCGCCGTTAATTCTTCTTGTAATTCGTCTACATGTTCTTGTTTTACATCTAGTAGATAATCTTCCGACCATTCCGCTATTTCATAGTCAAGGTCATAATCTACAACATCATTGATAACCCTTTTAGCATCAACCTTTGGAACATAATAATATGGATTTGCGACTCTAACTTTTTGTACTTCCACATCTGGATAAATTTTCGCAAAATCATTAACCGCATCCACCATGCTTTTTTGTGGATATCCTACATAACCACCAAAACAACAGCACCACTCATTCTCGTTTTTTACTAGCATTTTACCCCTCCTATTAGAACGGAACATTTTCATCGTTGCCTTTATCATCTGCAAAACTATCAAAATTGCTTGGTGCGTTATCATCATTCATCAATGATGTTCCTACAAAGCCAGCCACCACTTCTGTTACATATCGTTTTTGACCATCTTGTGTTTCATAAGAACGTGTTTGAATACGCCCCTCTACAAATAAACGGTTTCCCTTTTGGTAGTTGCCTACTGCTTCGCCCAGCTTGCCCCATGCAACGCAATTAACGAACGCCGTTTGTTCTTTTGTCTCATTTGTTGCGCTATCAACATAAGTATTGCTTGCCGCCACCGTAAAAGTTGCCACCGCTCGACCGGATTGTGTATATCTAACTTCCGGATCGCGTGCAAGATTACCTAATAATTGAACACTATTCATAATATAATTACCTTTCTATTTTCTAATTCTATAGGGCAAATTTAAGTAATTTACCCCTTTTGCTATTTCGTCCTTATGATTTATTATTAAGTCTTTTAAAATTCCATACAACGCATTTAATCGATTTTTAACATTTGAAACAATTCATTTAAGCACCCCTAAAATTAACTCTTTTCCCTCTTTTGAAATATCTGCCTTTTCAACCGCTGTTTTTAAGTCTATAGGCTCGAACTTTTCAACTTCCACCAAATGCCCATTATCAAGCATCTTAATTTCTGTTTGAGGTGGCATATTGAGTTCTGCCCTTTTCCGTGCTTCCGATAACAAGCCATTACTTTTGATGCTTTCCGCAATTTCCATACGTTTTTCTTCACGCTTTACCAGTTGCTCATAAGCCTTACAGAATTGGCTCATTGCCGCGCTTTCGTTATAGCTTTGGCAATTTCTTGGATCAAAGAAACGCCATACAGTTTTAGCCGCTAATCTTGTAATACCTTCCAATTCATCAAGGCCTTTCTCATAGCCTACTTGGCTGGCTTTCTTTCTCACGATTTCCCAAGCATCTTGCGCAATCAATCGTTCTTCCTTACCGTTGACGTATCCGGAAATTTCCGCCGCTTTTTTGCGAATAGTGGCAACGGCTGGAACGAATTCACATGTATTAATACATTGTTTAATTGCTTCCGCCAAAGTTACAGGGTTGATATCTTCCAGCATGTAGGCGTACATTTTAACCTTCGCACTATCGAACTTGTCATATATCAATAGTTGGCCCGTAGCTTTCAATATTTCTGGTTTCATCTGTTCCCCTTTCTGCTGCATCAATCAGCGCGTTAAGTTCTGCAACCTTTCGTTCTGTATCCGTCATAGTTGCCATTTCGTTTGAATTGAGATATGTATCAAAATGGCTAGGTGCAAATAAGGTTTTAGGTGTCAGATATTTTTCTAGTTTTGTACCTTTCCACTCACGGCATTTTTTATCAATCACCGTTTTAAAATCATCAACGGTATAACCTTCTTTTAATCGGGATCTAATCGCCTGTACGTACGGTTTAGTTGTTGGCTTAAATTTAGAACCGGTTTTAAAATTAAGATATTCGATAATTTCAAAGTGAGATTTATCCACATCGTCATGTGTAACATGACATAATGTTTCTATTCTATTCTCTTCTTCTCTTATCTTATCTATTCTTATCTGTGTATTCAGATTGTATCCATTTTGTATACATTTTGTATCCATGCATGTATTATCTGGGTTTATCGGTTGTTTAACTACTTCGTAAACCTTATTTTTTAATTCAACACGTTGTGCTTCCGGTAACTCTGATTTTGAATAACGATCACTTTGTACATAGTTATGTATACGCCAATGCCTAATAACAATAACGCCAGTTTCAAAACCAATCACAAAACCTTTAGCAACAAGCAATTTCAAATCATCATCTTTGCAACCGGTAATACGCATGATGCTTTTCGGTGATTGGATAAAGCCGTCATCATCTGCCCGTAGTAACAAGTGGAAATAAAGGCATTGTGTACTTTGTGGCATATCTAAGAAATTATCAGTATCAATAATTTTCTTGGACATCATTCTTCGTTCTGCCATGTAATACCTTTGTTCCTTTCTTTTAATATTTCCCTAATCTGTTTTGCATCGCTGCCATGTGCTTTTGTATGGCAATCACGGCAAAGGCAAGCTAGATTACTTAAATTTGATAAGCCGCCGTGCGACCGAAATTCAATATGATGAACCTCGGTTGCCATTGCGCCACATAGTACGCATAGGCCCTCATCACGTTCATATACCCATTTTCTAGTACGGGCGTATAGTGCGTTATCCTGTCTTTTCCTTTTGTTCATATTCGCCCCATTCATTTATTAATGAGTTGATATAGTCGTTATTTTCTAGTGGTATGTTTAGTTGGTTGCACTCATCAACGAGTGCATCAATCAAACGTCGCATTTCGTCAACTGTGTAAACGCTACTACCATGATATGCACGAACGATTGAATATCCTTCCGTTTTGGCTGGGCCGGCATCTTCTGCATGCCACCCCAACCCGTGGCCGTGCCAAATTTCAATAAAACGCTCGATAGCATCGTTTTTAATCGGTAAATAGGTAAATGTACCACATTCAATCAAAACTCGCTTGTACACCTCATTTTTTGAAATATATGCGTGTTTTGAAAGTTCTCGCGCTATCTTATCGCACAATACCCATGCATAGGCGTTGGCATTTAGTGAACGGCGTTTTATTTTCTTTTTGATTTCGACTATATATTCAACTTCCGGATCTAACTTATTTAACGTTTCATCTATAGGGGCCGGAATTAATATATTCCAACCTATAGACTTTATAACGTTAATTCCTTTTGTTACCCACTTCATTATTTGGCGCCTTGTTGCTCAATGAATTTCTTTAACCAATCAAGAGCGGCGACCATTTCAAAGGCATCTAACATCGCAAGGCGCGGTTTTTTAAATTCCGCCGCAAGGTATTTTGTGATTTCTGCTGGTGGTACCTTTTTAGATTTTTGCAACGCTACAAATTCATCGTATCCTTTAACGTGCGTTTCTTTTGGTTTAGTTGTTTGCGCTGGTGTTGATACTGGTTTTTTGTTTTGTGAATTATCCATAAAATCAGCATCTTTTGTGTCGTCAATACAGAATAAGCCGTTCAATGCGTATTTTCGTGCGTAAGATGATGCTGAACCAGTAATTTGGCTTTCGTCCATACCTTTTTTATCGACGCTTTCACGAGCAAATGCGGTTGTTACGATTTCATCTTTACCGTCCGTAATTTTTGCAATACCTTTGACATAATAGCGTTCGCCAATCATTACGATTTCATCGCTTAACAACGGCACAACATCATGTTTTGCACATAACGGCTTTACCGCTTCCAGGATATCTTCACAGTTTCTATAGTTATAACCGCCAAATTTATTGAATTGACTTTTAGGCGCTTTTAATTCTGTTTGTATTGCAATAAGTTTTTGATGTATTGTTTTAGCTGCCATGTGATCACCTACTTAATATAGAAATTTTGATTTACTTTGATTTCTGCACCGTCTACCGTTTCACCGGCTTTAATAGCTTTCTTAATAGCCGTTTTATCGACCTTAATTTCAACCTTTGCGTAATCAGCTGGGATTACATCAAGATTTGTAATTTCCACACTTTCAGATTTTCTATAACCAGCTTTAAAGGTGCCAGCTTCTAATTTTTCAATGCCTTTTTGTTTCATTGAGTATTCGATATTATTCTTTAAGGTTTCAATAGTGCTTTCTTTTGACTTCTTCACCTTATTCAATCTATCGATTTCAGCCTTAATGCCTTGTATATCGGCTTCAACATTAACCGTGTATTTTGCCGTGTTCTCGATTTTCTCCTCAATGGATAAATCGAGCATTTCAAGCGTGTTTTGAATTGCTTCAATTTCTTCCGGCGTTTCCGCTGCTTCAAGCATTGCGGATAGTTCTGCATAATCTTTATTTAATGTATAAATGCTGCTCATATTGTTTTTTCTCCTCTAATAATTCGACTATATCGCCAATAGTTTCCACGCCCTCAGCAGAACACTGTTCACGGAAACCGTTTATGTGGCATAACAAATATGTATCTGTATTGTTATCTCTTACATAAACATGGTGATAAAAAACGCCGTGAGAATTAGAGGTTATTTCTATAGTCATAAAAATATTTGGGTAATTTATACCTTTTTCTATTTCGATTTCCTCAAACCGTTCTAATAAATTAATCACTTTTTCTTTATCCATATTTTCACCTTGCCACCTTAACGCGCATATGATATTATGCGGTTAAGATGCTTTAATAACTCACTTTTCGCATCTGCCCTTTGGTAACTACAATTACTAAAGGGCCTTTTTTATTTCGTCAATGTAGATGCCACCATATAATAGTGCTGCGCCTAATAACCCTTGTAATACCGCTTCATATAACGTGATATTGTCAAGTTCTAAACTGCCCGGCGTGCCTATCAGTAAGATTGCACCTATAACTTTAAAAACCGTTGTCATTCTAATTCTCCTGTGATCACTAGCATTTGGCTGGTGATTTTTTTAATTTCGCCTTTTAAATAAGCATTCTCGGATTGCAAGCGTTCATTTTCTGCTTGCAGTTGCTTATATCTGACAATATTAAATTCTGTTGTCAGCCCGGCTAATTCCTCGACCTCTTTCCGATTGAACTTTACACCCGGAATTGGGAGTTGATGTAACCTTCCATCGTTTCTGAGGTTATAGACAGCTGTTTCAGATATGGATAACAATGCCGCAACCTCTTTAACCGTATAAACTAACTTTTCCATAAGTATTTATCAACAAAATATTGTTGCCCTTTTCCTGTAACCTTTGGTGTTTTACTTATGCTTACATGTCCGTCAGAATGATTAATTGCCGTTTCTTTGATTTTGAACAATCCTAACTCCATAGATTTTTGTGTAGGCATATTGTAATCTGTACCTTTTCTTGAAATTAAGAAGCCGTCCTGTCTTAAGATTTCGAACAATCTATTTTGACCCATGTTTTCAACGCCATTTTGTTTTAGAATTTTAGCAAGTTCACCGATTAGGATACTTGTTTCACTTGTGCTTACGGCATCCGCAAATAACACCTTCGGCTTTTGAGCCTCTAATAAGGCTTTTGTCTTGTTGTGCTCGTCAATTTCATTTGCGTACGCCTTTAACGCCTCTGGCAATGTTCTTGGTATTGCCATGTTATATGAGCCGTATTTGCGAATTGATGGAATTACTTCGTGAGTGATCCAACGTTTAAATCGTCTTGCACTTTCTAATTTGCTCGAAAGAACCAAACTATATAATCCGCTTTCATTAATTAGTGTTGCACCACGTTGCCCGAAACTCGGCGACGTTTTGTCGTTGAGTTTTTTATCTTCATCGTCAACGTGCATTGCTACTGCTTTATTGCCATCTACATAACCTAACGCATCTGCTACATCTTTTCCTACAAAGTAAATTTCATCTCCAACATTAATGATTCTCATCGAACCGAATTCAACATTTTTAAAAATTTGTAATTCGTTCATGTACTCTCCTTTCTGGCCAACTAGCTTTTCATTCATATTAATCCCTTGGTGAAATCATCAACTTCACAATCAAAGTATTTTGCTAATTTAATTAAATTACCTAAACTTGGCGATTGCTCACCACTTTTCCAACGAGAAATAACACTTTCACTAATTCCCGTTTCTTTGGATAACCTGTATGCTGTTATGCCTTTGCCATCCATTAGCTCAAAAATTTTTTTTGTTACCGTTTTAGTCATTTACACACCCCCTTTATTTTGATATACTTGCGATATAGCAAGTGATAATATTCCACTACTACACTTGCTATATCAGATTTTTAAAGATGCTTACTTTTTCGTAAGTACCTTATGCTTGTATTGTACTTCCGTTTTTGCAAGTAGTCCAGTAAATATTTTATAAAAATATTAAACAGAATGTTTATATTTAGTGAGGCATATT